AGATGTATGATTACGAGCTATACAATGAGATGGGAATGAGCGAGAGCAAATACTATCGTTTAAAAGCACGGACTTTTTATAAGCTTGCATTCATATTGCGAATTGAGGTTTACAAAGGAGAGGCACCTGTGTAGGTGTCTTATTATTTTTAAAACAATATATAGTATTGTTTTTATCTAAAAAACAAAATGTAGTATTATATAAAATTTTTTATGTATTTTCAACAGTTTATTATTGCTAAAATGACAAATTATTACTATCATATTCTTATAATCAAGGAACGGAGGAGGGGGTTAAGTAATGAGAATTTTAGACGCAGCTAAATACTTAATTGGATTAAGTAAGCCTGGGACGAGATATGAAATAACCCCTAAGAAGTTACAAAAAATTCTTTTTTACGCACAAGCTTGGCATTTAGCTAAAAAAGGAGAGCCATTATTTCCGAATAGCCCGTTCCAAGCTTGGCCGCACGGACCCGTGAATCATTTAGTCTATGACTCGTATAGAGTGTTTGGATATCATCCCATAACTATCCCAAATTTAGAACAGCCTTTTTTAGAAGAGGATAAGAAAAAGTATTTAAACACTATTTGGGAAATTTACGGCTGTTATAATGCTGATCAATTGGAAGCTTTAACACATAACGAAGATCCTTGGATAAAGGCTAGAAAGGATCTGCCGTATAATGTTCCTTCAAATGAAGTAATAACAGTAAAATCAATGACTGTTTACTACAGTGGTGTTTTAGAAAAAGTGAAAAAAGGTGAGTGGAATTGTAAAGTGGTTAATCCACAACCGAGATTAGAGTTATTGCTGGATAAAGAGAAGCCTACTGCTAACCCATTGCTAAGATTTCTTGGTACTTGGCAGGGGGATGATTTTGAAGAATGCCTACAAGATGTATATAAAAATAGGATAGAGGCTAAATTAAACTAATATGTATCTGTTGGATACCAATCATTGCAGTAGGATTCTAGATAATAATCCAGTAATGTCTCAGAAACTCAGAGAAACGGATAATGAACAGATTAAAACCTGCTTTGTTGTTGAGTCAGAGTTGTATTTTATGGCATATAGATCAGAGAAAATTACAGAAAATTTGTTTCAAGTTAGTGAGTTATTAAATACCATTGAAGTTATAAGATGCGATTCAAGTGTCGCAAGATGCTACGGTGAATTAAAAGCGAAAGTGTTAGATAAGTTTGGACCAAAAGAAAGAAGCAAAAGAAGGAAATACACTCTTCAAAAAACAGGGATTAGTGAAAATGACCTTTGGATAGCATCGGTTGCGCTTGCACATAATTTGACTGTAGTAAGCATAGATAGTGATTTCCTAAGGATTAAAGATGCAGAACCAAATCTAAAGGTTGAGAGCTGGCTAACTGATCCTGTTGTAATTGATGAAGTGGAGGTTACTGGATAAAGCACGCCACTTTTTGGCGTGTTTATTTTTTGCGATGACAGAAAACTGACGGAAAAGTGAAGGAAAAATGACAGAATATTTCTGTTTAGACGTGTTATGATGATAGCGTGAGATATTTTGAAGCAGGGCGTCACTCCGATTGGGGTGGCGTTTTTGTTTTATCATTTGATGCCGGTTATTTAATACTCTAAAATGTCATAATGTTTTAATGAGGTGTTATAGATGTGTCTATATGGAGTTTACCAATGGGTAAAAGTTATTAATCCTGCCCGACAAAATAAAACTGTAAAAGTCGATGCATGCATTGCCGATGAAATACAGTTTTTAAATGATCAAGGAGTGATTACCTTATCTTCCTGCTGTGGGCATGGACAGGCCGGAAGAATTACGGAATGGGAAAATGCTTACGGAAAATGGAAGGGACATCACGAGCCGCCGCATGTTTTGATAAAAGAAGAAAGTGTGCGTATTGCTGTGGAATTGGGGTATCGGCCATTTCCGTATTATTACGCGGATGGCCACAATAAAGGAGTCTGGCAAATGTACCTTAAAACAGGATGTATGTCAGAAGAAGAATGTAAGGAATGGCACCAAGAGAATGCCATCCCTTATCGAAGAGATATTGGAATTGTTAATATTTAGAGTTACCTAAGCAATGGGCACAATTATCAAATCCTTCTCGTTTTGCCTGCTCGAGAGTATCAGGGATAAAAGTTTTAACATGATATGGTTTAATTTCATCAATTCTACAAAGAGTCTTTTCGTTGTCGAGGTCATGCACCTCATTAGTGTTTATGTTTCCGATGAATCTGTTCCCATTAAAAGGCCATTGATAACGTCTTGCCATAATTACACCTCCTTTCTTTTTACAAATTTCTTCAGAAAGGAAGTAAACTCCTTTTTTTGTGTCGAAAGAAATAGTAAAAAGGAAATAGTTTTTGGATTGATTAAAGAAGATAAAGTACTCGTTCATTCGGGTGCTTTTTATTTTGCTCCAAAACAAACACAAATGTCGGAGGTGGCAGGTGATGTAGCAGGTGACGGACAAATATATTCAAGCTGAAAAAGACTATGTCAAAGGCATGAAATACAAGGACATTGCTGAAAAATATGGCGTGTCTTTAAATACGGTCAAGTCATGGAAAAAGCGTTATGGCTGGACGCGTGAAAAGGGTGCACACAAAGAAAAAGGTGTGCACACAAAAAATAAAAGGGGCGCACCTGTAGGGAATATAAATGCAAAGGGAAATAAAGGCGGTGCAGCTCCAAAAGGAAATCAAAACGCATTGAAACATGGCTTCTTCTCCAAATACATCCCACAAGAAACATTGGAAATCATGGGGATGTTGGATGAAAAAAGCCCAGCTGATTTAATATGGGATCAAATCATGATTCAATATGCTGCTATCATCCGAGCACAACAGATTATGTTCGTTTCCGATCAAGACGACTTGACCAAAGAGCTAAGAAAAGAGAAGAATACACTCACTGAAAACATGGAAGTCAGCGAAAAGGAATATGAGGTCCAATTTGCATGGGATAAGCATGCAACTTTTCTTAATGCTCAATCCAGAGCAATGTCCGAACTTCGAAGCCTGATCAAGCAATTTAATGAACTGGCTCATGAAGATGACGAAAGACGCTTGAAACTTGAACAAATGCGGTTAAATATTGAAAAGACGGAAGCCGAAATCAAAGAGCTGACGAAAGAAAATGATGAAGAAAGCAAGGTAGTTATTGTGAACGACATCGAAGAAATGAGGGCAGTTATAAATGAACGTAATCAAAATAACTGACCTTATAAATCCTATTTTCTATTCGTTTTGGCTCAATGAAAAGCCTAACAGCATTTTAAAAGGCGGACGGTCTTCTATGAAATCATCGGTCATTTCTTTGAAATTGTTGACCGATTTTATCGCCGATGATAACGGAAACGTAGTAGTATTGCGGAAAGTCGGCAAATACCTTTCAACATCAGTATATGAGCAAATCAAATGGGCTATTTATATGCTGAAATTGGAAAATGAATTCTTTTTCGGGAAATCACCTTTAATTATCCGGCATAAGCGAACGAACACGGCTTTTTATTTTTACGGCGTTGACGATCCAATGAAAATTAAATCGGCGAAAATTGCTAAAGGCTATGTTATGGCTCTTTGGTTTGAGGAACTTGCTGAATTTGCAGGAGTAGAAGACATCGACATTGTTTCAGATACTTTTATTCGTCAAGATTTAGGAGATAAAGAGGTTAAGATCTATTACTCTTTTAACCCTCCTAGAAACCCATATGACTGGGTGAATGAGTGGGTAGACAGTAAGCGAAATGACCCTGACTATTTTATTCATCATTCGACGTATTTAGACGACGAAAAAGGCTTTTTATCGGATCAGCTAATTCGCAAAATTGAGAAGTACAAAGAAAACGACTATGACTATTGGCGATGGATGTATAAAGGCGAGGTCATCGGTCTAGGTGATATGGTTTATAACATGAACCATTTTCACTGGATTGATGAACTGCCGGAAGACGATGACTTGCTCTTGATAGACATTGCCATTGATAGTGGTTACCAAACGTCAGCAACCACATTTTTAGCGTTTGGACTAACCAAAAGGGGCAATGTTATTTTACTAGACACATATTACTACTCCCCTATAAATAAGACCGTAAAAAAGGCTCCTAGTGAGTTTTCAGAGGCGTTACATGAATTCGAGACTAATCTATCGAGGTTTGGGAAAAACATCGATATGAGGACGATAGACAGCGCAGAAGGGGCATTACGGAATCAATACTTTAAAGATTACGGGATTTGGTTACATCCCATTGCTAAAAAGAAAAAAGTAAACATGATCGAAAACGTACAAGACCTGCTGGCGCAAGGTCGTTTTTTTATGCTCCGAAATGAGAACAACAAAATCTTTTATGAAGAACACAAGAAATATCAATGGGATGCAGACACGCTGCAAAGTGATGATCCAAAAGTGATTAAAGAGGATGACCATACATGCGACGCGTTTCAATACTATGTCAATGATAACTTGCAAAAATTGAGGTTGAAATATTAGGGCGGTGAAAACATGGAAACTATTTATCAACATCCTTTTTTAACCACATGGTTTATTGGCTGGGTGTTTTTCTGCGTATCCGGTGTTGTGGATATAGTCGTGAAGAAGCGATGAAGTAAACAGGCGGTGATCATATGTTTGCCAATCTAATCGCCAGCGCAAAGGTGGTGTTGATGAAATTGGGATTGATCAGGCAAATAAACAGCGTGACACAGTTCAGCGCGGTGCAAGAGAGCGAGGAACAATATAACCGCATAGAAGCCTGGAAAGCATTATATCACGGCTATTTAGGCGAATATGACGGTGTTCCTTTCCACGATACACACTGGACGGATGCGCAGGGTGTTAAGCATAAACGCAGACGAGCAAGCATGAAAATGGCGAAAGTGTTAGCCGAGCAAATGGCATCGCTAGTGTTCAATGAAAAGTGTGCTATTAATGTTTCGACTGCTGGTAAAGAAAGTAATGCGCCGGACCCGATCGCTGATTTAATCAGGAAAATATTAGATGATAACCGATTTGAAAAGAGATTTCAAAACAACCTTGAGTTTGGTTTTGCGATGGGTGGATTCGTGATCAAACCGTACTATGACGACGGCATTAAAATTACGTTCGTTACTGCTGACAGTTTCCTGCCAACACAGACAACCAATGACGAGATCCAAGCAGGCGTTTTCTTGAACGAAACCCGAAAAGGCGATAAATATTACACGTTACTTGAATGGCACGATTGGGAAGGGAGCACCTATGTCATAAGAAACGAATTGTACCAAAGCACCACTGCCAATGATTTAGGGACAAAAGTGCCTTTATCCGTTCTTTATCCCGATTTGGAAGAGAAAGTAACAATTGAGGGTCTGACTCATCCATTATTTGTGTATATCAAGCCCAATATAGCGAATAACTTCGAACCTGATTCACCTTTGGGCATCTCGATTTATGCAAATGCAATTGACACATTGAAATCACTGGACATCGCCTTTGATTCGTTTCAAAGAGAGTTCACACTTGGCAAGCGTAGAATTATGGTTCCTCACACTGCTATTCGAACAGTTGTAGATCCCCAAACAGGTGAATTAAGACGTTATTTTGATGTAAATGACGAAGCATATATCAGTTATGCATCTGCCAGTGATGACGCTAAAATTGAGCAAATGGCAGATAATTTAAGAGTTGAAGAACATATTTCAGCTATAAATGCATTGCTGAACATCCTAGCTTCACAAACAGGATTCAGCGCAGGTACATTCGCATTTACTGGCGGTGCTACTGTTCAAACGGCTACTCAAGTTATTTCAGAGAATAGCCAAACTTTCCGTACAAAAAACAGTCATGAAACGTTGATCGAAGCAGGAATCAAAGAATTAATTGACGTGATTCTTCAATTACTTGTTCTGTATGGGGAATTAAAAGAGATTCCCGACATCGAAGTCACAGTTGATTTTGATGATAGTATTGCAGAGGATAGACAATCCAATGCGACATATTACAGTGGTTTGGTCAGTCAGGGTCTAATGCCAAAAGTACGAGCGATCATGCGTATTTTTGATTTACCAGAGGAAGAAGCAAGAAAATGGCTTGAAGAAATTAAAGCAGAACAATCAACAGTAACACCAGAAATGGTTGATCTTTTTGGAACGAATACAAATAACAACCAAGGTGCTGGTGCATAATGGACACAAAACGCCAGCAGCAATTAGCCATGCCTACAGTAGAAGTTTATCTGGCTATTGAAGAACAAATTCTTATCAACATTGCAAAGGCATTGAAAGACGGTAAAAATTTGCTAGAAGATAATGTTCATTCATGGCAAGTGCAGCAATTAGCAAAGCTAGGTTCGCTTACACAAGCGAATATAATCACAATTGCAAAGCAAAGTGGTCTAGCCATTGATGAAGTGTCAAAAATGCTAGAAAAAGTGGGTTATGAATCGGTTGATGAAATCGAAAGCGACTTGCAAAAAGCTGTTCAGATGGGATTACTCGTTAAGCCGCCATCTATTTTACAAAGCACAATGCTTTCTGATGTGTTATTAACCTATCAAATGCAGGCAAAAAACACCTTTAATTTGGTCAATACAACGATGTTACAGCAATCCCAACAAATATATCTGGACATTGTAAATCAGACCGTAGGAAAGGTTCTGGCGGGTGTCAGCACACCACAGCAAGCATTGCGTGAAATGGCTCAAAAATGGGCTGAAAAAGGCGTTCCTGCATTAATTGATAAAAAGGGCAGGCAATGGAGTACAGAAGCCTATTTAAACATGGTGACGCGATCCCTTAGCAATAATGTAGCCAACGAAATGCAATTTGCCAGGATGGAAGACTATGGTGCTGATTTAATTGAAGTGTCTAGCCATATCGGTGCGCGTCCACGGTGCGCGCCATTTCAAGGAAAAATCTATTCAAGAAGTGGAAAAAGCAAAAAATATCCGCCTTTTTCATCGACTTCATATGGTGAACCTGCTGGTTTGTTAGGTATTAATTGCGGTCATTACATCATTCCGTACATAGAAGGATTGAGCAGAAGGACATTTCATCCTTACAATAAAAAAGAAAACGACGAAGCATACAAACAGAGCCAAAAGCAAAGGTATCTTGAACGCGAAATCCGTAAAGCAAAACGTGAATTAAATATGATGCAGGCTCTAGGCGATGAAAAAGGGATAAAGCAAGCGAAAGAAAAGATTAGACAAAAACAAGCAAATATGAGGGCGTTCATTAAAGAAACTGGAAGAACTAGACGCTATGAACGTGAACAAATAACGCCTTTGTCAAAGCAAGATGCGCAAGATCAACATCAAAGAATGATGGACAAAGTTAAACAAGAAATTAGAAATAAGATAGCCAATGGTGAAATCAGTACGAAGATCAATCCTGAAAAACAAGCGCGTCATATGTTGGGCGATCCAGCCTATGAAGCATATAAACAAAAATTATCAAAGAAAGGCATATATGGACCAAGTTATTTAACCATTAGTCAAGAAGAAGCCCAGGAATTGGTTAATAAGTATGCCGGAACCGGCGAACTAAGCGTGAATAATAACCTACAGTTTGAAAACAAGGAAAAAATATTACAAAACGATAAACAGATAGGATATTATGTAGATAGTGATGGAAATCATATTTTAACCAATGTTTTTGATATACGTTACTCCAAAACGGGAGTTCATATTTTTCCGTCAAAGGGGCGAAAATCATGACTCTTGAAGAAATCAAACCTTTTTTAGACAAAAATGTTTTAGTTACCCTTGATACTGGTCAAAAATTTGAAGGGTATTTAACGAATTATGTGGCAGAATTAGATGACGATGATAATCTCATCGAAAATGTGGATTTAATGCCAAAAGGTGAATCTGGTTATTACTATGGATTTGATTTAAAACAAATTAAAAAGTTAGAACTACTTTAAAAGGCTCTTATCAATAAAAAAATTGATAAGGGCTTTTTATTTTGGAAAGGAGGAATTTTATATGCCTAAATATTTTCCTTTAAACCTTCAATTTTTTGCTGAAGGCGGAGAAGGTGGACAAGGAGCACCGGAAGGAGGTGAACCTCAAAATGGTGGACAAGTAGGAACGAACAACCCTAGTGGCGATCAAGGACAACAAGGATCGAACCAGGAAAAAACATCGGTTGATGTTGCTAAGATCAAAGCTCAAGCGCAATCAGAATTATTGAAGGGTTTGGGCTTTGATGATGTTGATTCGCTGAAAGATGTTCTTACTAAGTACAAGAAAGAACAAGACGCAAAGAAAACAGAAGCAGAAAAGCAAGCAGAGAAACTGAAATCTTTGCAGAAACAACTTTCAGCGAAAGAGAGCGAAAATGCTACCTTAGCAGCAAAAGTAACTGCGTTATCTAAGGGCGTGAATTCTGATGCATTAGATGACGTGATTGCTCTTGCTAAAGCGCGAGGTGGTGATGACATCGAAAAAGCAATCGATGAAGTAATTGCAAAATACCCACAGTTTACACAAGCAAAACCACAAGATAATCCTCCAAAGCCAAAATTTTCAGCAGGTGTTCATAATCAAAGTGGAAAACTTGATCCATTCTTATCAGCATTAGGAATTAAACCGAAGGAGTGATGTGTAAATGCCAAATGCTATTAACTATGTAGACATGTATCAAGAAGGATTAGACCAAGCTCTTGTTCAAGGGGCATTAACCGCAGATTTAGAAGCTGCTGCTGGTACATTAAACTTTTTAAATGCCAAAACATTTAAAGTGCAACATTTATCTGTAAGTGGATATAAACCGCATACGCGTACGAAAGGATACAATGAAGGATCTGTAACGACTACTGAAGATCTTTACACGCTAGATCAAGACCGTGACATTGAATTCTTTGTGGATAAAGCAGACGTAGACGAATCAAACCAAGCTGCATCGGCTGCAAATATTACTAGAATTTTCACTCAAGAACATGCTACACCAGAAATTGACGCTTACCGTTTTAGTAAATTGGCTACATTAGCACAACAATATCAAGATTCACTAGGTACACAACTAGCAAAACCTTATGCTCAAGAATTAGCATTAACGACTGATAATGTTTATGGTGCTATCAAGGATGCAATTTTCCCTATCCGCAAATATGGTCCACAAAACATTATTGTCTATGTATCTAGCGAAACTATGGATTTGTTAGAACGATCTAAAGACTTCACACGCAAAATTGATGTGACAAACAATAACGGAACAATCGAAAGTCGTGTAACTTCTATTGATGGCGTTGAATTGCGTGAAGTTTGGGCAGAAGAACGATTCAAAACAGAATTCGACTTCACAGAAGGCTTTGTACCAACTGCAAATGCAAAAGATATTCAAATTTTAGGTGTTGTTAAACCAAATATCATCGCAAAAGCAAAATTTAATTCCGTTTATCTATTCTCACCGGGTCAACACACTGAAGGTGACGGATGGTTATATCAAAACCGTATTTATCATGGATTATTTGTATTAAAACACAAACAAGATTCTATTACGGTTGTTACTAAACCTGCAAGCTAAGGAGTGAGGGGTAATGAAAACATATAAAAAAGATAATGTGGTGATTAGAGCTGCTGAAGGATCAGCACTTGAAAGCCAATTGATCGCTGACGGATACAAATTGGTTGAAGAAGCAGAACAAGAACAACAACAAGGGCAATCTAAAAAAGCGAGTGGCAAATAAAAAGTCACTCGCTTTTTAATGAGGTGACAATATGCCTTACGTTGACAAAGAATTCTATGACAATGTTTATCTAGGTGAACCGATTGAAGATGAGAAGGCTTTTAACCGTTATGCACTAAGAGCAAGCGAAGTAATTGACATGATCACAGGCGATAAGTTGAAGCGAGATCCATCGTTGCTATTGAACGATTACATTGCAAATCAAGTTAAATTAGCAACAAGCGCACAAACGGAATACTTCGCCTTAAAAGGCGGTTATTTTACGTCTATGAGTGGCGAAGGTGAACCGCATTCGGTTTCGATTGGATCTTTCAACTACACAAATGATCCAGACATCAATCATTCGGCATCGAAAGATGATTTGTCGCAATTCGTATGTTCGAGTGTGTATGGGTATCTAAACGGCACAGGTCTTTTGTATAGAGGTGTGAATATTTGTGGACATTAGACCAATTCCTAAAAAGTTGCTCATCCATTCGATCGAATATGAAGAATTTTTAGGGGATGGACCCTTTGGCGAAGAATACGCTGAAAAAGAAACGATTTCAAATGTTTTAGTTCATCCGAAAACACTCATACATCGGGACGAAAAAAACGAAGAAATACAAATTAACGCTGTAATATTTCTTGACGCGGTAAATACACCAAATTTTAAGCCATTGACAGTTAAATCAAAGGTTTATTTCAACGGAAGAGAATGGCGCGTTTATCAATGTGAACCATACTATACGCTTAATCCAGATGTTCCCCATCACTATGAGGTGATGATCGGATGATCAAATTCAACGCAAAGATAGATATTGATGAAAATGAGATTGCAGGAAGAATTAATAACGCAATCAATAAAGCGCAATTCGCTTTAGATATGCAAGTTATTAAGGATTCTAATTATTATGCGCCTGAAGATACAGGGGAATTAAAGCGTTCTGCATTACGCGCCAGTCAAATTGGTAAAGGTCAAGTTATATGGGATACACCATACGCAAGGCGGCTTTATTACAATCCTCAATACAATTTCTCGAAAGACAGAAACCCAAATGCACAAGGGCTTTGGTTTGAAAAAGCTAAATCCGTGCATCAAAGAGATTGGGCGAATGTCGTTCAAAAGGCGGTGGATGAAAACTTGTGACGATGGATTTTTTAGAAAGACTAGTAGAGTTTTTAAACAGGCAAAATTATTATGCTACTGTCGTTTCTCCTATCCTAGTAGATGGAAATAGCATTGCAATTATGGTGATGCCTTCTAATGACTATGAACATTATTTTGATGGTTCCTATCGTCAAGGATATGCTTTTCAAATAATGACAAAGCATACTGATCAATTAACCGCCTATCATACGATTATTGATATTGCAAATCTATTGGAAAACATTGACGATATACCAAGCCAAAATGGTTCATATGAGTTTGAAAATATAAAGATCACCACAGACCCAAACGTGATTGGGAAAGATGATAAATATTACATTTACGCAGCACAATTTAGTGCTGATTTATTTATTAAACCAAAGAAGGAGTGATATAAATGTCAGAGTTTCCTTTGAACTATAAAAACGTTTACGAAATTGACACGACACCTGATGCTACAGAGCCAACTTGGGCAACAATTGCGGCAGGTATTTCTTCAGTAGACCCTTCATTCGATGATGATACGGATGACACTGCTTACTATGATGGACAAGGTTTTGGGAGCAATGATGTAACAGGTATAAAAGCATCTTTAACATTTAGCGGAAATAGATTATATGGTGATCCTGCACAGGACTTTATTGCCAGCATTGCCTTTGAAGTTGGTCAAAAACGCAAAACCCGTTTTCGCTGGACTCAACCAGACGGAAAACAAGTGACTGGAAACGTAACTGTTTCTGATATAAAAATTACTGGCGGCGATGCAAACGCTAAATCAGACTTTGAATTCAAAGTAACGTTCAACGGTAAACCAGATGTCACCGACACAACTCAAGGCGGTACAACAGGTGAATAACACTTAATCAGGGCAGCCTAACTGCCCTATTATTTTTAATTTTTTAAGGAGGAATCTTAAATGGTTAGAAAAATTGAGATCAAAAAAGCTTATGAAGAAGTGGAAATTGGAAATAAAATTTATCGGGTTGATTTAGGAGATGACAAAGTAAAAGAATATCAAGATTTCTTTAATGAATATCAAAAAGAAGCAGAGAAGCTAGAAAAAACAGATGTGACGAAACTTTCTCCTTTAGAACAAGATGAATACCGCAAACGCAGCAAAGAACTTACAAAACGCACCTTTGATGTCATCTTAGGAGAAGGAGCATTTGAGGAAATCTATGAATTGACGGGTCGTTCATCTATTGTTATGTTCGACATTATTTCACAAGTAATGGACATCATCAATGAGCGCTCAAACGAATTCAAGGAAAAAGCGAAGGAATACTACACGAAAAAGAAGTGATCTAAATGAAATTAACAGATCGCTTTGATGATGTGATCGAATACGGTGGGGAAGAAATTCATGTTAATCTTGCTTTTGACATCGTTCTCCGCGCTCATGAATTGCTCAAGGATGATACTTTTTCACCTTATGAAAAGGTGGAAATCCTCTTTGATATGTTCGTGATTGACAGCGAAAACTACGATTTTAGTTTTATGGAGAAAAACGAAATTGTAGAAGCAATCTTCACAGAATTACTTGGTTTCGGCGGTAAAGAAAGTGAGATATCAACAGGAAAAAAATATTTTGACTTAGAAAAGGACGCGGAATACATATACGCGTCTTTTTTGCAAGATTACAATATTGATTTATTTGAAATGCAAGGTGTGCTTCATTGGGAAAAATTTTTAGCGCTATTAGGAAGCTTAAGCGACAAAACAAAATTCATGGAAGTTGTGAACATAAGAAAACAAAAAGTACCGAAACCAACCAAATACAACAAGGAAGAACGCGAAAATCTTATCAAATTAAAACGGATCTATCGATTAGAAGAAGAAACAGACGCACAAGAAGCAGAAGCACGTTTAAATGCGTTTGCCGAAGCATTACTACGAAGCAAAAGGAGGTGAGTGAATGGCTGACGGAAAAGTTATTATTGATACCAAGTTGGACAATTCAGAAATTGACCGCGGTTTGAGAGAATTACAATACAAAATTAAACAGACTTCCAAAAGTATAGACACAGTGAACAAAAGCCTATCTGGTACAGGGAACCAAATAGGCAAAGAGTTTACCAAAATGGGCGATACTATCGGAAAATCATTTGATTTCGCAGCATATAGCGCCCGTAAATTCAAAGAAGATTTAGCCAGATATGGTCCAGATTACGCCGAATATAGACGATTAAGCCGTGAATTAAGTCAAATGCATTATCAGTTTCAACTTGCCAATATGAAAGCTCTTATGCCCTTTCATCGTCAAATGATGGAAGTCGAAAAAGACATGTTCAAATTAGGTTTGAGCATGAAAGAATATGCCGGGACAAACAAACAATTCATGGATGAAGTCGTAGCACTTGGTGCGAAGCACAAAAAGATCCGCGATGAAATGATCAAAAATGACAAGATGTTGGCTATGTCGATGATCCAAACCGCGGGACAAGTGTTGAACATGACATCACAAGCCAAACGTATCACAGAAAACTATCAACGCATGAAAAATCCATTGTACGGCATAAATAAAGCTGGATTGGCGGCTGCAAATGCACTAAATGAAATGGCACATCAAGGTAATGCTGCTGTATTGGCTCTTAAAATGTTAGGACCAACCGCAAACATGAAAAAGCTACGCGATATGCAAATGATGATTACACAAGGCGTGATGAGATTTCAAACGGTAGCGCTAGGAGCAGCAGCTACAAGTGCTATTTTATATGGTTCCATGCACAAAATGGCTATGGACACTAATAAAGAATATAAAAAAGCATTTGAAGGTATGCTTGCAAACTTACAAAAAGCCATTCAACCGATGGTGCAAGTGTTTGCAGCTGTAATGATCCATGTTTATAACTTTATAAGCGCTATTGCGAAGATGATTACAAAATTTAATGAAGTTCATCCCACCATCGCAAAAGTAGCAAGCGCAATCTTGTTACTATTACCTGCATTAACGCTGATTCTATCTCCATTGTCAATCGGTATCGGTTTATTAAACGGACTTAAAGCAGCGTTGGCTTCTGTGTGGACATTTATTGGTCCGGCAGTAACGGGTCTTGCTGCTATGTCAGGAACCGTATTATTGGTGTCATCGGTTATTGTAGGATTAACCGCTGGCATTATCATGCTATGGAAAAATTCTGAAACGTTTAGAAATGTAGTAAATAAAAGCATAGCAACTATCAGTAATTTTGGACAAGCATTGCTGAATTTGGGTAAATATTTCTTTTGGGTAATCGCTGACGGCGATCAGTTAAATGACTGGCTTGGTCATTTACCTCAAGCTTGGCAAGGCGCTGTCGAAAAAATCGGTCAAGCGCTTAGCAATCTAAGAAAAGCAATTATTGATGCGTTTAATGGTAACTTCACAGGAATCGAAAGTATTTTCCGGAATTTGATTCCTACTATCATCGGCATTCTTGTCGGTGGAATACCAGGATTGATTATATCGGCTTCACGTTTCGTTCCTGCGATTGTACAAGGAATTCAAAGCAATGCATCACAAATTTCAACGACTATTTTGAACATAACCACTGGCATTGTTACGTTTTTTACTACTCAATTTCCTCGATTTCTTCAAACGGGGGTTCAAATCATCACTAATTTAGTGCAAGGTATAGCAACAGCACTCCCTGTTATAGCAAATGCGTTTGTCAATATTATTACGATGATATTGACGATAATCGTTCAAATGTTGCCAGTGTTATTACAAGCAGGAATTCAAATCTTGCAAGCGTTGACAAACGGAATTTTACTGCAAGCTGTTCCATCACTAATGTTTGCAGCTTTACAAATAATTCAAACACTAGTAAATTTGCTTGCTCAAAATTTACCGTTACTGTTATTCACAGGAATGACTATATTGATGACGCTCATTAATGGAATTCTCCAGATGTTGCCAACCCTCATTCAGACAGCAATGCGACTTATCAACGTGATCATAAGTACATTGGTGCAATTGCTTCCAATGATTATCCAAGTAGGCATTCAATTGTTGCTTTCGTTGGTGAACGGAATCGTAAGAATGTTGCCGATGCTGATAAATTGTGCAATTCAATTAATCATGCAAGTTGCTAATATATTAATTCATAATCTTCCGTTCATTATAAATGCCGGAGTAAGAATCCTGTTAGCATTGGTGAACGGCATTATTAGAATGCTTCCAACGTTGATTAATGCAGCGATTTTATTGATCAATAAAATCGTGTCCATTTTGGTAACCCATTTACCTCAAATCATAAGCGCGGGTGTTAGAATTTTAACTTCATTGGTAAATGGAATTGTTAGAATGTTACCTTTGCTTATGAGTACGGCATTGACGTTAATTGTAAGAATTGCAAGCACGATCGTTAGCAACCTACCGAAAATTATTAGCGCAGGTGTAAGGATTTTAACATCATTGATAAATGGAATTGTTAAAGTATTGCCTCAACTTATCAGCGCATCAGTAAAGTTAATTACAAAAATTGTAAGCACAATTGTTAGCAATCTACCTAAAATTATAAGTGCAGGGGTTAGAATATTAACTGCTTTAATAAGTGGTATTCTGAAAATTTTGCCTCAACTAATTTCGGCTGCAATCAAATTGGTTGTTGCTATCGCAAAAGCAATTATTAAAAATCTACCGCAAATCATAAGCGCTGGAATACAAATACTCAAAGCTTTGATCAGAGGTATTATTCAAGTTGTAGGACTTCTTTTATCAAGCGTTAAATCGTCTGTCATCGATCCTTTGATTAAAAAATTCAAAGGGATTAGCTTGAAAGATATAGGAAAAGACATCATTAAAGGTCTTATTTCCGGTATCAGTTCTATGACTAAAGGTGCAGGCAAAGCCATTTCTGATGTAGCTCATACGCTTATTAATAAGTTCAAGAGTATTCTTGGCATTCACTCACCTTCTCGCGTATTCCAAGAGTTAGGCGGATACGTCCTTAAAGGTTTGGTGAATGGGCTGACCAGCGCAAATCTAAAAGAACTTGGTATGTCCGTACTCAAAGACTTTGGTGGCGGTGTCATCAAAGGTTGGAACTCGGTTAAATCGTTCTTAACTGCTTTGTTAGGTGGAGGTTTCAGTGGTGGTGGCAATGTAACCGCATGGCTAACCGCAGCCCTTGGATTGACCGGAACACCGTTATCATGGTTACCGGGACTGAAAAAGTTAGTCCAAGCCGAATCGGGCGGAAATCCGCGCGCAATTAACAGAATCCCTGTGCTCGGACAGCATGCAACTGGGTTACTTCAAATGCTACCGTCAACTTTCCGGGCGTACATGCTAAAAGGTCATGGAAATATTTTCAATCCGATTGACAACGCGGCTGCTGCAATCCGTTATATCAAAAGCCGTTACGGATCGGTTTATAACACTCCATTATTTAAAGGCGGACCCTACAAAGGTTATGCCAAAGGTACAAACTATCATCCTGGCGGTCTTGCTTTAGTTGGCGAAAAAGGGAGAGAGCTGGCGAACATCCCAGGTGTAGGGCTTGTTTTGGTAGGTTTGAAAGGTCCACAATTGCTGAACTTACCTCGCGGAACAAGCGTTATTCCGAACAGAGAAACAGAAAAATTATTATCCGGTGCAAGTTCGAAAGCATTAAAAGGAATCAACGTAGAAAAAGCAACAAGTTGGATGAAAACGCTAGTTGGCAGCATTACAACGCCGTTTATACCTGCTTATGCGGATGGTGTTGGAATACAACATATAAGTCATCAAATTATTACGGGTAACACGGATAACCCTGTCATTCAAGTTCAAATGGACCCGATCACAGTCTATACAGTCTTAGATGGAAAAGTCATCGCCAAAACCGTTACGGATATCCAAAATCAAGAGAACGTCAGATCTATGAGATTGCGTGGTGAGACTCCCTAATGTTAGAAAATGAATTCGGGTTTACATTCGCGACAGTACATTCAAGTAATTTTAATATAAAAATCACTGACATTCGCCGAAATATTTTCCCGGAACTAAGCGACAGTATGCTTTCTATACCAGGTAGATATGGTTCATATTATACTGGAACGTCAGTAAACCATAGAGTCATACAAATAGATATCGATATCGTTGCCAGTTCGCACGCCGAGAGATTATCTTTATCTCGGTTGATTGCGTACTGGCTTTTTAGTACAAATGCAGATCAAGAGATCATTTTTGATGATGAGCCAGATAAGATTTACTACGGTCACGTTGCGAATTCAACTGAAGTTCAGCGTTCTTTGTACAATGGTAAAGCAACATTAGAAATACACTGCTCGGACCCTTTCGCCTATAGCACCGATGAGAAGACGATAACGCCAGATGAAAATGGTAAATTTACGTTCGTCAATGAGGGAACGGCAACAACGTTTCCCGTTTTTAGTACAACATTCAATAATGATGCAACATTTTTATCATTAACATCACCAGATGGGATTGTTTTAATTGGTCGTCCTCCAGACGCACAAGCGAATACGGTTCCTAAAGAAACAATCATCCTGCAAGACCCTATGACATCAACAGCCAATTGGTCAAATGCAGGAGACATATTGGATGGGGGCAGGGTGAACACTGGCACTATTGTTTCACATGGGGATGCAATTTGGGCTAGTGATTACGGTACTGGAACGGCAGGTGCCAAGATATGGCATGGACCAGCAATAAGACAAAACTTATCAACGGCGGTCACTGATTTTACGGTCAAAGCAAGAATCTTTTTCAGATCGCAACAAAATAATAATGTTAACCAAATGGGACTTCTTGAGATTTATTTATTTGACCAAAATGGTGGAAAGATCGGAAAAATGTGCATGAGAGATTCTTATTCAAATTATGAATATAACGTTCCAGAAATTTTTATTGGAGATGAATCATTTTTGACAAAAGAGCCAGCACCTCCGAAGCCATATACGGTTTCCCAAAAACAATATACGACTTATACAGTTAAAAAAGGCGATACTTTATGGGATATTGCAAGGAAATATAATATTTCAATGTATGATTTAGCAAGAATAAACGGAATGAATGTAAATGATATTCTACCAATCGGTAAAAAACTGAAAATCTATGATAAGACCGTCACAAAAACAGTATATCCAACGTCTGTCGGTGATTATAACGATTTCTATGGAGCGTTAACACTTTCACGTATTAAGAATAAGTGGTATGCAGAGGTCGCACGTTTGGATAGTAACGGCAGAAGGTACAAAACAATATCCAGAACCTTCTATGACACACAAAACAAATACACAAAAGGGGATTTAGCTTTTATCGTCATTCATTTTGCACAATTCGATACACAGCCAGTTGTTCCAGAAATAGGAGTAGCAGAAGTCAAAGTCATTCGAACGAATGATACAAACGATGATGATAATGTAACTATTTTTCATGCAGGCGATGAGTTAGAAATTGATTTCACTGATTCTAGTGTATGGCTGAATGGTGAATTATTCATGAATGAATTAGATGTGGCAAGCACATTTTTCCCAATCTATGAAGGAACCACAGAGGTTGTAGTGAACACGGATGATGACACGGCTATACATTCAGCTACATTTACAGAAAGATTTTTATAAGCACTCATATTGAGTGCTTTTTTAATTTGCATTTAAAGGTGGTGAGGAAATGATTTTCATCTTAAACAGCGATGAAAAAGTGGTTGGTATCCTCACGAACAATGGAAACCCCAATAGTTGTCCGTACTTTGACGATGTTCTCAAAGAATCAATTGAGGTCGGCGCAGCGACATATGAATTTTATGTGCCATCTAATCATGATGTAGCCGATACGATTCAAGAAGGCGGCTATGTTGTAAGGGCTGATCTTGATGGGAATTTAAGAATGTTTTCTATTATGCAAGTTGAAGAAACACATGGGAGCGAAAACAAAAAGTATGTATATGCGGAAGATGCAGGACTTGAATTGCTGAATGACATTGTAAGACCAGCAACTTACGAAAATAAAAACCAAGATGAAATATTGGACATTGTGCTATTGGGTTCACGATGGAAACGTGGAGAAACCGAATATTTGGGCTTTGATACTTTTACATTTGAAAACTATGACAACGTGCTTGCTACGCTTCAATCAATAGCAAAACAGCTAAATGGTGAATTGAGTTTTAGAGTAGAGATAAAAAACGGTGAAGTGTCTGGGCGATATGTTGATTTAGTGAAACAACGTGGAACAGACACAAAAAAACGGTTTACTTACTCAAAAGACATTGTATCGATTAAGCGTAAAGTAGACATGTCAAATGTCGTGACGGCTTTGGTCGGTGTTGGTAGCAACGATACCAATTTTAAAAGTATTGAATATACAAAGTCTGCAAATGGCTTTGATAAACCGTTAAATCAGGACTGGGTAGGAGATCCAGACGCTTTGCAACGCTGGGGGAAAAAAGGAAAACATATATTTGGCAAATTTGAATATGACACGACAGACCCTAAAACGCTATTAGATAAAACATGGGAACAGCTTCAAACATTGAAAGAACCATCCATTACATATGAAATGGATGTAGCCTTATTAGAAAGATTAGCCGGGATTGAACATGAAAAAGTAAGGATAGGCGATACGGTCTATATAATAGACGAAACATTTTCTCCGGCTTTGTATTTAGAAGCAAGAGTTTTAGAACTCGAAACCTGCTTTTCTGACCCTAGTAATGATAAATGCACTTTGGGGAACTACAAGATTGCCAAAAGTAATATCACTGCACAAATGCGTGCTTTGCAATCCAAACTTCTAAAGAAAGAGGCTACTTGGGATCAGGTCGGAGAAGCATTGCAAGTGGCGAATAATGCTCAAGAAATAGCAAATACAGCACAACAAACTGCATCTTCGGCCCAAGAAACAGCTTCAGCAGCGCAAACAGCAGCCGATAATGCACAGCAAACGGCTAATACTGCACAGACTACAGCTGAAAACGCACAACAAACAGCCACAAATGCTGAAAATACAGCCAATAATGCTTTAGAAACGGCAAATGAAGCCAAAGATACGGCTAATACTGCTTTAGAATCTGCAAACGGTAAGAACACCAACTACTATGGTCAAAATGAGCCATCCAATCCTAAAAACGGTGATATATGGTTTGTTGAAGATGCTGAAGGTAATGTAACGGCTATAAAGCATTATGATGGCAGCCAATGGGTACTAGATGTTGATAATTCTTTCATCCAACAAGCACTATCAGATGCTGAAAATGCACTAGCACAAGCAAATAGTGCTATAAGTGCTGCAAATGATGCTAACAGTAATGCACAGAATGCTATTAATCAAGCACAAACAGCATTCAATACGGCTCAAGATGCGGTCACTAAAGCTGATGAAGCAACAAATCAACTCTCCACTTTATCCCAAACAGTAGAAGGGCTACAAAGTACCGTTGCGAATAAAGCTGATCAATCAACCGTAACACAACTTGCAAATGTAGTAGACACGAAAATTAGCCAAGCCGATGCAGATGCTAAATATGCAACTCAATCCCAACTTACTCAAACGGCAAATAGCTTAACAAGCACAATCACCAGCATTCAACAAGATTTGGATAATTACCAATCTCAAATTACTCAACTTTCTAATGATATTAATTTGAGAGTTCAAAAGGACGATATCATCAATCAAATCAACCTTTCAACTGAAGGCATACTGATTGATGGGGAAAAAGTTCATATTACTGGTCAAACGACAATTGATAACGCAGTAATCAAAGATGCAATGATCCAAAGCGTTAGTGCTGATAAGCTCACAGCCGGAACAATAGATGCGGATGTCGTTACTATTAGAAATTTAACAGCCGGATCTATTAAATCTTTAAATGGTCTCAACATAAACAATCAGTTCATTGTTGATTCAAACGGAAATGTTACTTTCAAAGGAAATTTGTCCGGAGCCACAGGAACATTTAGTGGAAATATCTCGACTTCTGCTGATGCTAACGTTGGAAACAATGTAAATCTTGGTGGTTTAACAGATTACTCACAGAAA